CCCGGTTCTGTCCCCGCACCCGTCCCCGTCCTGTCCACCGGGACAGGGACCGGGACAACACCAGGGACAGGACCGGGACGTCCCCCCATCTGTCCCCATACCTGTCCTGGGAGAAAGGAAAGGAGAGGACAGAAAAGAAGAAGAAAGAGTTCCGACTTCGTCGGCGCAAAGCGCAACAAAACAGGAACAGATTTCCCCACCAGAACCCCAGTCGGAAAACGCCCGAGACACGCTATGGCGTGACGGCCTCGCCACCCTCCGAACTCTCACCGGCCAGGATGCCAACCGAGCCCGGTCGCTCCTCGGCCGGCTGCTCAAGCCGCTCGGCGACGATTGCGCCGCCCTGCTCGCCATCCTCGACCAGGCTCAAGACCTCCGGCCCATCGACCCAGTCCCCTGGCTCATCGCCGCCGCAGACGCACGGAAAACCACACCGGAACAGAAACACCAAGACAGCGTCAGGAAAATGTTCGAACTTCTCGAACAGGAAGACCCAGAGCAGACCAAACCAAAACCGCAACTCAGGATCGCAAAATGACCGAAATCGATAAGTGGATCAGCACGTTAGCTGGATTGCTCAACCCAATGTATCCGGCATCCGTAATTCCAGCACTCAAAATCCTAAGACCGCATCTCCAAACGTTCAATAACGTGGCGTTTACTCCAGATACTGCCAGGGAAATAGCAACAGCAGAAAGATTCGGGCCAATCCCAGACTGGAAAGTTATCGCACCAATCCTGAAAAAAGCCGTCAATGACGCCAGGCCGATCAACGCCGGATACCTCCCCGCACCACGCATACCGGATCGGGAAGAACCCAGTCCAGATCAGCTTCAACACGTCGAGAGGTGCATGCAGAGAATCCGGGAGCAATACACCGAACAACCACAGCAGAAGCTCGCACCATTTCCAACAAAGCCGTTGACAGATCAGCAACTCTCCGAAGTCAGAAAACGAGCGAACATCCCGAATCACCGCGAAAGCCAGCCAATGACACCAGGGGAGTTTCGGCGGAAACATGAGGCTGGGCTTGCCTAAAACCAAAATCGGGCGCAGTTTGTCGGGGGGTCGATCAAAATTTCGATCCCCCACGCCGCCGGGCGAAAAAATCCCGAGTTAGGCCAGGGACCCCAAACCCCCATCGACCCGCCATATGCCCCGCCAGCGGGCGGAGAGGCACCGCCAGGCCGCGTAATCCACCTGTCAGCAGGGGTAGGTGCGGACAGCGCGTTACGGCGCTGTAGGACACGTTAGCGACCGATCCTGTGCAAGCGCAACGAATCGGCGTGAGCCAGCCGGTCAGCAGGTCGGCCAACCGGCACCATCTCGACAGGGCGCTTGACAGCCGCCGCAGCCGATGCCAACGATGTCAACAGGTTAGCAAAGTAACGCGGAAGTGAGTTGGCATAATTGATCTTCCACGACTTTGGAAACCCAGCGATATCAACGACTTGCCTAAGCGTAACGGATTAAATGCCTAGGCCAATACTGGCCGGATACTGGACGTAGGACACCGGTCCTGCACTGAACGAGGGGGAAAAGCATGAGCGGCAGCGCAACGCCAGCTTGGCAAGCGCCGTCGTCAAAGCACCTGCCTCGCAAGACCCCCCACAAGACCCCGTTACCTGCGCATTATGGCACTCGACCAGCGCGGGGCGAGAATTGGCTAACAATCTCAAATTTACGCCTATCTAAGGGGCTTACGGGCGCGCAGCTTGCACATGCGCTACAGATCAGCGACCAGCATCTTGAGGATTTGCGGCGCGGAACCCGTCATCCCCACCGTCACACGGTGATGCTGATCTGGGCTCTCTCGCGCTACCCTGGCCTGCTCGAGGACCTGCTGCACATCGCGGACGTGCGTGATCGTCACGGCCGGCGGCTGAGCAAGCGTGCTGAGGATGCTGTGATGGCTGGTTGGGATGATTGTGCCCCGCGGATCAAGCGGGCTGCGTCGCGGAAGAAGGCAAAGTCAGAACCCCCAGCGTCGCCTTAGCTGGGCGACTGCCTGGCGGCTTACCCCTGACCACTGCGCAAGCTCGGTGTCTGTCAGCCGAGGATTGCGCGCAAGCTCGGCACGGATTTCCACCGCGCGCGGCGGCGGCGTCTGGTTGCGTGGCCTGCCTGGCTTGCCGCGCTGACGCGGTGGCGCGTCGTCTGGCGGCGGCGGAGGGTTGTCGCCCCACTGGCGGATGAGCGTATACACGCGGCCGGCGGCGAGGGTGCTGGGGGTATGTCCGAGCTCGATCAGGGAGAGCGTGGAGCGGGACATGCCAAACCGGGCGGCAGCCTGGTCCTGCGTCCAGCCTTGGGCGACGCGCCAGGCGCGTATGGCGGGGCCGGTCATGCGCGCCCCTTCCGCCGCACCGGATGCGCCTCGCCGACCAGCGCCCCGTCGATAAACCCACGATGCGGATACTGCACCGCATAGCGCGGCAGATCGGCGCGCAGCTGTGCCGCAATGTCATCGCCCATACACGCAGGGCAGATCGCCGCGGAGCCGGTGAGGCAGCAATCCGCCGAGTGCTTGCCCAGCGCCACCTCTCCCTCCGCGCGCAGTTCCCATCCTGCGTTGCGGTCCATTTCGATGCGGATTTGGGGCATGTCAGCGCACCGTGCTGATTGTGAGAGCGTGCTGGCGCGCAAATTTTTGCGCCTCACGCGCCGAAACGGCGAAAAAGTGGGGCCGGATGGACAAATATGTTGCCCGCGCGGACCGGCTACAAAACCGCAAAGCCGCCGCGCAATAGGAGCCGTCGATTTCGACGCCGCATATCGCATAGCAATACACTTCCAATCCTCCACCCAGGCCGCGCCACTCGCCGCCGACAAACCATACATAGCGCGCACCTCAGCGAATGTCAACCGAAAATAATCGCGCATCGGACGATAATTATGGTTGACATGGGGTGCGGGCGGGGTTATGTCTGGCGTCACCGAGGCGATGGTGCCCGGCCAACACGGAGACAAAACAATGAATAACGATTATTACGAGATTGTTGATCGCCAGACCGGCAAAGTGGTGGCGACTGCTAAAACTCTAAAAACCGCCCTCCGCGCAGTCGATCGACGTGATAACTCCTACGGCGGCTATCGTTACTATCACCGCCGCGTCAAAGATAACGACTAGCGCCCCTCGCACCGCCAGCCTCCGCCACCCAACGCCGGGCGATGGTGCCCGGCGATCAACCAGGAGATACGACGATGGCAACCTACAAGATTACCACGGACAACGGCACAGTATACGTGACGGCCAACTTGTTTTAGGCGTCTGCTCCGATCACTACCTATTTCGGCAGAGAACCGGACTACGACACGAGCGGCGAGGATTGCGACGAAGACGGCAACCGCTGGTCGCCCACGCCGTACCAGAGCGCCGATGCGCGCCAACGCGAAGACGACATGGCTAAGCTTGTCGCCGACTATTATGACCTCGGCGCGGTCCACGCGATCAAGGCGCTTTGACAGTCCCACTCCCATCTTAACCAGGAGATACGACGATGGCCTACGCAATAATCGTCGGTAGCGGTTTATACGGCTACGGCGAGACTAAATCTGCCGCATCGGGCGATTTCCGTGGCGCACACGGCCAGCAAGCCCACGAACACCAAGCCCGCGTCCGATCACCCCGCGCCAGCGCAAACAGGTCACACGCATCGCCCTCATCGCCCGGCGCAATCGCCACCGGAATCGCCAATATCCCGCAGGTTTCGCACAGTCGCGGTTGCAGCGCTGGGAGTCCGTCGTCGCTCACGCTGCAGTCCTCCCCATCATGGGAACACCCCACCCGCGCAGCGCGCGCTCCACCTCATCCACCGACCAACACACCGCGACGCGCGCACCGGACATCTGCAGGGCAACGTGCATCTTGTCCTGCGCGGCAGACGTGTCGTTTTTGCCGGCTTTCAATTCGATCCAGGCCACACCAGCCGGCCAACAGATGTGGATATCAGGCACGCCACGCCGAACGCCTTTGGCTTTGTTGCGCGCCCCATGCGGATCGAAGGTCTTCCCTGTCCGAGCGTTGCGCATCATCCTACGCGCCCCGCTCTCCTGCTGGATTGAGAACCAGACAACGCCATCGCGCGATGGCTCGCCAGCATCGGCGCCGAGCAGCGCCGTCATGTGCTTGCACACGGCGATGTGAAGCACATCCTCTCGTTTTGGACCACGTTTCCCCGGCGCACGCTTGCGCTTCGCCTTGCACTGGGACGCGGGCGTGATCCCATCGGCGATCAACACTTCGTCAATGCGCGCCTGGGTTAGCACCGGGTCGCCGGGGTAGCCGCGTGTCATGTGCGCCTCAAAATGGTTGCCGTCTCTCCGGCTGTCACCGCTACCCGGCTATTGGAACGTGCGGTCAGTCCTCAGTGAGTGCCGGTTACCCCGGATGGCTGCGTACGGGTTGCCATTCCGATTCTGCTTGGTTTAGCTCCTTACCAGAGTCTGCCGCACCAGAAGACCTCGCTATTCAGTATCCGACGCCGCGTCAAAACCGTGCGACCGATGATCCACGTCCACCCCGTGCGCAGTCTGCCGCGTCCAGATGTGCGCGCGAATGCCAAGCTCATCAGCCGCGGCGTTGACCTCGTGCCATGTCGCGCCGAGGATCGTCATCTCCGCGCCCTGCGGAATCAGCGCCAGCGCCGCCGCAACACTCATCGGCGGCGTCGGCACAGTGCCGACCGGAACCGGCGCGGGCACCAGTTTCGGCCCGCTCGGCGCCGCTGCTTTGCGAGGCGCACCCGCATCAGAGCGCGGCTTGCGACCACGCTTGATGGGAATCGCCGCATCTCCGGCGACCGGCGCGTCAGACACGACCGCAGCATTCGCCGCATGCTCGTGCGCTTCGGTGATAGCCGCCGCCTCAATGTCGGTCTGCCGATCATCGGTCACAATGCCGGTTTCAACCGGCGCCTCGACTGCCTTTAGTGCTGCGCTATGTCGTGCCATTTGTCGTGTGCTCCTCAATGTTTAGCGTCGGTATTAACGCGAAACTTCTTTACGCACGCAAGCCCTTACAACACAATCTTTGCGGCGTGCGCCTCATATTCCCGCGCTTTGTCTGCCAGGCGCCACTGTATCGGCAAATCCGCACTACCAGTGCTCGCATAAAACGCGCGCCAGCAATAACGCGCCTCGCCGAGAAGTTGCGCGCGGAGGAATTTGCGCTCTCGGCGCTCGGTGTCGCGGCGGGCACATTCATCATCCACCCGAAACACACCAGCATCGGTAAAAGGCGATAGACACCCCATGCCCTTGATCGTTGAGCCGTATGGCGCTCGCCACGCGGGACCAACATGGTCGCGGCCATACGTCCATTCAAAATATGCCGGATCGTCGGACGCCATAATGGTGACGACGCCACGGTATTCCCTGCGCAGAAACGCAAGCTCTTCGTGTGACGGTCTGGAGCGATGCGTCATGCCGATCTCCTTAAACACTGCTGCGCGAACACCCCAGCCGCATCCGCCACGAACCGCGCGGAAGCCTCGCGGACGCGCCGCTCAAACTCGCGCTGCTCATGCTGTCCCTCGCACGCATTGCGCGGGTATTTTTCACGACCCAGACGTTTCGCGATTGAATATACACTGCGCCCATGCACCTGGGCGATATGCTCATCGGACCAGCCATCGGCGGACAGCTTTTCGACCAGCGCCAGCTCCTGCTCTGACCAAGGCGCAAACCGCCGAGGGGTGGCGGGCGCCGGTTTCTTCGGGGTCATCCGCGGCCACCCCACCAGCCGCAGATGCAGTATCCCAGCGCCGCGCAGTAGATCGTTGGCCACACGAGCCACCAAGCGCCGCAGTTTGGCGGACCCGCAGGGCGATGGCGGTCGAACTCCGAACCGTCAAATGGAATTCAGGCCGCGTCCTGTTCGAGAAAATCCACCGGCTGCACTGCACCTTTTGTCGCTTGAATAATGCGCCGCATCATTTTGCCACGAGGTGTGCGCTCGCCGCTCAGATACCGGTAGACAGTCTGCGGCGTCACCTGGATGGCGTCCGCAAAGTCTGCCACGGCCAAACCCCGGTCATCTATGTATTGTAAGAGCTTCATGGGCCGATATTCGCCACATCGGTGACATCCGTCAAGAGGCGGGCGCAAAAATAGTTCTGAGCACCCCCCTTGCGCAATTCACCGATCCGGTTAAACTGTCCGCATCAACACCAGGACGACCAATGACAAAATTCAGCATCAAAAACCGCTCTACCGATTCCGTCCAATACACGTGCGAACTGACCGCAAAAGCGGCGGGATTGAGCGCAAGTCTGCAACTGGGATTTGCCGTAAAATCGGCTGTTGCCAATGGCGCGGACCTGCGTGACGCGAACCTGGCTGGCGCGCACCTGCGTGGCGCGCACCTGCTTTGCGCGGACCTGCGTGGCGCGGACCTGCGTGACGCCGACCTGCGTGACGCCGACCTGCGTGACGCCGACCTGGCTGGCTCGAACCTGCGTGGCGCGGACCTGTCTGACGCGAACCTGCGTGGTGCGGAACTGCGTGACGCGGACCTGCGTGACGCGGACCTGCGTGGCGCGGAATTGGGTGACGCGGAACTGGGTGACGCGAATCTGCGTGGCGCGAACCT